AAATAGCTAACAAGCTTGGAGTTCCTCTAAGTGAGTATGCTAAGTACGTATAGGAGGTACACATGACAGATATAAAAACACCAAGAAGTGCACAAACAAGGGCTAAAGAGGAAAGAAGAAAACCTTGGCAGCCACCGTCTCAGTTAGACGCACCACCATGTCCTGATGGATATAAGCAACGATGGTTACGACACAGGGTCAATGGCATGGATGATACTAAAAACATCAACGCCAGACTCAGAGAAGGTTGGGAGTTAGTGAGATCAGATTCACATACCGAAGGCCAATACTCTGCATATAACGGTAGCATCAAAGCTTATGAGGGTGTCATCAGTGTTGGTGACTTGCTATTGGCAAGAATACCCGTAGAGACTGTCAATGAGCGTAATTCTCATTACAAGCAAAAGATTGATCAACAAACTGAAGCTTGGGAGACAGATCCTCTTCGAGAACAACATCCCAGTATGCCTATGAATAATGATAGGCAAAGTCGTGTATCTTTTGGTGGTAGCAATAAGAAACCATCCTAAGATACTTAATAATAAAGGAGATGAACTATGGCAAATCAACAAGGAAACTTTGGATTTCGTCCCGTTCAAATGCTAGGTGCAGCTTATAATGGTCAAGGCCAACAAGAGGTATCAATTGCAAGTAACGAGACAAATTCAATATTTCAAGGTGATCCAGTTGTATTAAATGCAAATGGATCGATTTCACGTGGTGGATCTACCGGTGCTGAACTTTTAGGTATTTTTAATGGTTGCTTTTATACAGACCCAACAACGTCTAAACCAACTTTTTCAAATCACTACCCGGGCGGCATTGTAGCAAGTGATATCGTTGCTAACGTAATCACAGATCCAGATGTCATTTTCGAAGTCAAAGTAGACGACGCAAATGGTGGAATAGCTCAGGTTGGTTCAACAGCTAACATCGCAACATATAGTGCAGGAGATACAACTTCAGGTATTTCTAACGTAGCATTAGATGGTGATAGTTTTGCAACCAGCAGTGGCTCAAACTTCGCTGTTTACGCACTGACAACAGATGTGGAAAACAACGACTATACTGTAGCTAACGCTAACATTTTAGTTAGAATTAATAAGCACCAGTATAGAGATACTACAGGTATATAGGAGGTTAAACTATGGCTATATCTAGAAGTCAACTCGTTAAAGAGTTAGAGCCAGGTTTGAACGCTCTGTTCGGCTTGGAGTACGGGCGCTACGACGCTCAACACGCAGAAATCTTTGAAACAGAAACTTCCGATCGTGCATTCGAAGAAGAAGTAATGTTATCAGGTTTCGGTAACGCAAGAACGAAGAGTGAGGGTGGATCAATTATCTATGATAATGCAGTTGAAACTTTCACAGCACGTTACACACATGAAACAATTGCACTTGGTTTTGCAATCACTGAGGAAGCTGTTGAAGATAATCTTTATGACAGAATCTCAGCAAGATACACAAGATCACTTGCACGTTCCATGGCAAACACAAAACAGGTGAAAGCTGCAAACGTTTTAAACAACGGTTTTGACAACAACTTCCCTGGTGGTGACGGTGTTGCTCTTCTTTCTGACGCTCACCCGCTTGTCTCAGGTGTATTGAAAAATGAACTTGCAGTAGCAGCGGACTTAAACGAAGCATCTCTTGAGCAGTCATTAATTGACATTGCTGCATTTACAGACGAGAGAGGTTTATTGATATCAACACAAGGTAGAAAGCTTATTATTCCTTCAGAGTTACAATTCGTAGCTGACAGACTTATGAACTCAGCGTTCAGACCAAGCACTGCAGACAACGATATTAACGCAACAAGAAATATGGGCATGATTCCTGAGGGATATACAGTAAACAACTACTTAGTAGATCCAGATGCTTTCTTCATCAAAACTGACATCCCTAACGGATTTAAGTTGTTCCAAAGGAGTCCAATCAGAACTTCAATGGAAGGTGATTTTGATACAGGTAACGTAAGATACAAAGCTAGAGAGAGATACTCATTTGGTTTCTCAGATCCTAGATGTGTATTTGGTTCACCAGGAGCAGCGTAAGCGAGAATCAATTTCATAATAATTATGAAAGGGCGGTTGTCTTTGACTCCGCCCTTTTTTTATGCCATATTGAAAGCCTAGCAAAAATAAATTACACAAACTGAGCTAGCAGACGGTATAGAGATTGTGTAATTAAGGTCTATATAACCAAGGAGGTTTTATTATGGCAAATACAACATTTGACGGACCAGTCAGATCCAAAAATGGTTTTCAATCAATTGGTCCAGGAGCAGTACCTGCTCTAACTTTAGCGACAGACTTAACTGTTGCTGAACATGCAGGTAGATTAGTAACAATGGACCCTCAAGGGACTCCTACTGCGATTACATTACCTGCAATTAATGCAACTGCTGATTTAGCAAGTGCTGGACCAGGTAGTGACATTAACAATCCAAGTACGATTGGAACAACTTTTGAAATTCTTTTTATTGATGATTTCACAGGTACAATTCAAACCAAAAACACAGCAGATAAGTTTGTTGGTATGGTGACACTTGGAATTGATGCTTCAGTAGCAGGTAAACAATTTGTACCAGCTGCAACAAACAATGAAATGAATCTTAACGGTGAAGCAGGTGCAGCAGTTGCAACTACAGGTGGACTAAAAGGCACATATGTTAAGTTCACAGCAGTAGCGGCTAACCTTTATTTTGTAGAAGGTGAGCTAAACTCAACAGGATCTCTAGCTACACCGTTTGCTGATCAATAGGAGTAGACAATGTTAGGACTTAAAACAGCAAAAAGAACATCTAATGGTAATTTCACCACTGGACCTAGTAGGGTCATAGCAGTTCATGCTGTTTGTGGAGGTTCAGCAGGTACTATCCAACTAAAAGATGGTACAGGGGGTACAGTCATGTTTGACATAGATACTCCTGCTAGTGCTACACAAATGGTTGAGACTTATATTGGTGACGAAGGTATTAGATTTAAAAACGGTGTACACGCCGCTTTGACTAATATTACATCGGTAACAATTATTTATGCCGGACCGTAATGAGACGGGATAAACAACCACCAAAAACTAAAAAATATTTCCGCTCCACAAAAAGTGGGGCGGGAATGACTAAAGCTGGTGTTGCTAAATACAGACGAGACAACCCAGGTTCTAAACTAAAAACAGCAGTCACAGGTAAAGTAAAGAAAGGTAGTAAAGCTGCAAAACGTAGAAAATCTTTCTGTGCTAGATCTGCTGGACAAATGAAAAAATTTCCAAAAGCAGCAAAAGATCCAAATTCAAGATTAAGACAAGCAAGAAAAAGATGGAAGTGTTAAATGTATAAAGCTTATTTTTATTTATTCTGTGCATTTCTAACAGTCATTTTTATGTACTTGTCAATGAGCACCTCCTCAGCTGAGACCAATACCGTGTCCAGCACGGTAGTTAACAATACGCCACCTACAGCAAATGCACCATCTATAATCAACTCTAATAGCGATATATGTAAAGTTGGTGTTGGCGCAAGTGTGCAAAACAATGTTATAGGACTTGCAACAGGCGTGGTCATAGACGATGAGCTGTGTCAGAAACTTAAATTATCAAGAAGTTTATATGGCTTTGGTATGAAAGTTGCTGCTGTATCTGTATTGTGTCAAGACCCTAGAGTCTGGGACGCGATGACAGACGCGGGGACCCCGTGTCCTGCACGTGGGGCTATTGGAGCCGAGGCAGAGACTTACTGGTCAAACAATCCTGATCAAATTCCTGAGGGTAGTAAATATAAACCAGATTACGTTGCACAAATAAAAGTAGAAGAACAACCAAAAGGAGATAATAGTGATCTTAAGAATTTTGGTCTTATGGCTTTGTCTTTGTTACTCTTCCTCTAAAGCTTCTTGTTTAGTTGATGAAGCAGGGCTTTGCACTCCTGGTGTAACAGTCACTGAAGAAACACAAGTAGACATTACAGAACAAGACTTAGGCACTGAGATTGTCACAACTACTACAACTACTGTTACTACAACTACAGAAACTATTACAAATCCAAACTCTGATAATATTCTTAATGGCTCAAACGGATATGTAAACTCATCAAAAGAAGGTGACATGGATATTGATTGGGGCGGTCAAGGACCTGCAAGCATGCCTACAGGAAACAATTGTTATGGATTAGGTTCTGATAAATGTGCACAAATTACAGGTAGTGGCAATAGCACGTCGACAATGGGTGTTGCAGGCATGGGTACAACATTTATTCAGACTGTAGATATTTCAGATTTAAATATACAAAAAGGTGGAGAAGTGAAATATTCCATCGAGGTAGATAAACAAGATGCTCAAGATAGAATATACATGCACATCACAGGTCTTAACGGATCAAACCAAGTCTTTAGTGGAACTGATATCCTGTCTGAGACTGGAGTTGCTTCAGGGTATCAATCATACAATGGGACTTTCGATTTTGCTGGCGTTCTAAATAGACTTACAATTGAAATAGGTGGTAGAGATATCAACTTGGCGGTTGGCCCAGTCTTTGATGATGTGAGTGTCGATGTATTTTACAACGTCATAAGCACTGTAATAACACAACAAATTACTACCCTTGAAGAAATTTATTATCTTAACCTTTTTGATACCGTAGAATTAGAGTTTGTAGAAGAGGTATTTGAGTTTAATGACATTATTGTAGAAGACGGTTTTGTAGACTTTGTTCCGATGGAGCCTGAAATGGAGGAGATCTCTTACGAGACTGTAGAGTTAGAAATACAATTTGAAATGGATTTTGACATGGACTTTGCACCCCCACCTCCTATGGAATTTGCACCAATGCCAGAGCTTGTTGTAGTAGAGATGCCTGTCAATG